CTGGCGAGATAAGATGGGCAAAACTCATCCTGGTTGGAAAGATGTAATGAAAAAAGTTCAAAATGTTCCTGGATCAAGAATTAGTGGATGGTAATTTATGCCCGTAAGAAAGAAAGTTGTAAAATCACCTGGACAAGGTATGAGTGCGAAGCAAAAGAAGCGTCGTAAGCCCATTGACGAAGCTTACATGATCCCGATTGAACCACTCACTCATAATCAACAGTTGTTCTTTGATGAGTGGGACAAGGGGCAGATGCTCTATGCTTATGGTGTGGCAGGTACGGGTAAAACATTTGTTGCTCTGTACAAAGCACTCAAGGATGTGCTGAATGAATACACACCATATGAAAAGATTTACATCGTTCGTTCTCTTGTAGCAACACGAGAGATTGGTTTCCTTCCTGGAGATCATGAAGATAAATCTTCTCTGTATCAGATCCCATACAAGAACATGGTTCAGTCCATGTTTGAGATGCCAGATGATAATTCGTATGACATGTTGTATGATAATCTGAAAGCACAAGAAACTATTTCATTCTGGAGTACAAGTTTCATCCGTGGCACCACTCTTGATAATTCGATTGTGATTATTGATGAGTGCCAGAACTTGAATTTTCATGAACTTGATAGTATAATTACTCGTGTGGGTCAAGATACAAAGATTGTTTTTTGTGGTGATGCCTCACAAACAGACCTTGTAAAGATCAGTGAGCGTTCTGGTATTCTAGATTTCCAACGTATCCTTCAGAGGATGCCTGAGTTTTCTCTTGTTGAATTTGGTATTGAAGATATCGTCCGTTCTGGTCTTGTTAAGTCTTATATTATCAACAAAATTAATTTGGGTCTATGAAGTTGTTTAATCATGTGGGATTAGATCCTATTGAAATGTCTGCTGAGATGGTGGATGGCAAACGTGTTTACCTGACACCTGAAGGCTTCAAGTTTCCGTCTGTCACCACAGTGATTAGTAACAACAAAGAAAAGAAAGCGGGTATTGCTCGCTGGAGAGAACGTGTGGGCGAGGAGAAAGCTAATAATATTTCTGCTCGCTCCACCAATAGAGGAACAAAGTATCACTCTATTGTTGAAGATTATTTCAATAACAATCTAGACCTCAAAAAATATAGTAAGTTTCCTTTACCTGTGTTGATGTTTCAGCACAGTCGTGATGTTCTTGATAGGATAAATAACATATACCTTCAGGAAGCCGCTCTGTACTCTAAACATCTTGAGTTAGCAGGTCGTGTTGATTGTATCGCTGAGTTTGATGGTGAGTTATCTATTATTGATTTCAAAACTGCTGCAGAACCAAAGCGAGAACAATACCTTTACGATTACTTTGTTCAGGAAACTGCATACGCATGTATGCTTCAAGAACTATATGGTTTGCGAGTAAAACAACTCGTGACAATCGTTGCTTGTGAAAATGGAGAAACTCAAGTCAAGGTGCTTCCACCAAAGAAAGAATATTTCATCAAACTGATGAGTTACATCTCAGAATACCAGGAACGATATGGAGAAAAAACAATTATTAGAGGATAGATTTATGACAGCTGCGAAATTTTCGCAGGAAGTGGAAAAGATTGCTCTCAACAATCCAGATATGAATTATATTGATTCGGTTATCCACTACTGTGAAACAAATGAAATTGAACTAGATAGTGTAGGTAAGTTGATTAGCAAACCTCTAAAGGAAAAACTCCGTCATGAGGCACAGCAACTCAACTTCATCAAGAAAACAAGTCGTGCCAAGTTGATGTTAGTATGAGCTTCTTTCAATCTGAACTAGTCCGTGGTGACATTCAAGAAATGGTAGATCTTCAGCAGTTTTGCTTTAGATCTGCCATGAACTTTGTTCTTCTTGATCACGAAAGGAAACTGGAATACTTTGATGCTCTTGAAAGACTAGTAGAGAAGCAGAAAGTATTTTACTATCGCATCAAACTTAGTGATGATCCTGAAGCTAAATCTGTTTGTGAAACGATGAAGCAAGGTGTTATCATGTTAG